AGCTTTGATCCGGAAAATGTGAAATCCTCGTTCACTGTTGTCGACTCGAGGTAGATCCATAGACAGAACAATATGAACCCCATCAAAGCGAAAAGCATGATCAGACGATACACTCGTCTAAAGCATTGCTTAAAGAGATCTGAAAATTGAATTTTTTGATATCTCTCTTTTACGCGGTTAAAAAGATTGGGAGCATTTTCCTGCGACGCAACTGCGGTTTGATCGGTAAGAGCCTGTATTTCAGGGTCCGTGATGTCACTTAAGATGTCTTGATCCTACCCGAAGTCGTTCGGTTCTGGAACAATAGCAGATGGTTTGAACTATGCTGGTTCAGATTCCATTTTAAGCAATGGAACAAATTCTTTCAGATTGCCTTTCCCATCACAAATGATGTTTGAAATGACAATTTCTGGAAGTGAAAGAGGAACAACAACAGACAGATCACAGAAGTACATGTTCAGAAAGTATTCTGGTGTGATTGTAAACAACAATAATTCTTATAGACCAACAATTCAACAACTATCAAAAGACATTTCAAAAGAATCAACTGAATTCAATATTGTTGATATAAGCTTGGAATTTCCAATGCCATACATTGAAGGTGCAATTGGTTCAAAGAAGATTGCAAATGAAGGATTGTTTTATTTTAAGATTGACACAGATGATAGGGCATACAATCTTGGTGATGTTGATTGGTCAATTGATTTCAAATACACATTTCAAACATTGCAAAACATTGACGTGTCTTCAAACAGATTACCATTTGAACCATCAGAAATAACTGGTCTAAAATTATGGCTTGATTCAGCTGATGCAATTACATTGACACATTCATCTGGTGCTGTTACACAATGGGATGATAAAAGTGGAAATGGATATGACATGACTGCACCAACATCAACAGCAAGACCAACATACAATCAAGACTTATCTGATCCAAGCATCACTTTTGATGGCATCAATGATGTTTTAATAAATACAGATTCATCACTTCATACTATTACAGATATTAGATCAACAACTTTTGTAGTGTTCAAGTCTGCAATTACAACACGTGAAAATTACGGACAAATGATTGCTGGTGTTTGTGGTGGAACAAGACAAAAACAAGGATTTGCAATAAACGTAACACAAGGTCAAGGAAGCAATTCAATAGCTTTCTTGAACAATAACAGTCAGAACTACAATTGTTCCATCAATAATGTTTCAGTTCTTGAAAGACAAGTAATTACTGGAAGACGTGCTGGAACAACACAATATATTCTTGATCAAGAACAAAACACAGACACAAATTCATCAGCAACAAACACAACATCAGACATCTATTCAATTGGTGCAGTTGTTTCATCAAGTGGAACTTCAGACAGAAATGAATTCAGAGGTGAAATACATGAAATTATTGTCTACAATTTAGAATTAACTGATTCAGAAACTCAACAAGTACAAAACTATCTTCAATCAAAATGGAACACATAAAATTCAAAACAGAAAACAAGAATGATTTGTCTGAATTTCAAATCCTTGACTTTAAAGCAATGCAAGGATATTGGGTTGGTGCTTGTCATATTATTCCAGATGTTGTAAGGCTGATGTCAAAAACAACATACAATGGAGTAAAAACATTATCATGGTATGAAAAACAAGTATTGAACCATGATACAATTATGAATGAATTCAAAAGAATATTAGGATGGCAGAAAAGATAGTTGTTGACATAGAATTCAAAACCAATGTTCAGAAGATTTCAAAGGATCTGGATGCTGTAAAAGATTCACTTGCTGAAACAAATGAGAATCTTGAAGATATAAAAGAAACTGGAAAAGGGACAGAATCTGCACTTGGTAAAATAGGCAAAGGATTTAAAGGAATGGGACTTGCAATGAAAGCACTTGGTGTTGGTCTTATCATTGAAGCTTTCAAGTTTTTAAAAGACATCATGATGCAGAATCAAACTGTGATTGATGGTGTTGCAATTGCAACTGAAACACTAAGTGTAATATTTAATCAAGTGACATCAGTTGTCACAGATGTATTTGATGCAGTTTCAAAATCATCAGAGGGATTCGAGGGGCTTGGAAAAGTCATGGGTGGAATTGTAACTTCAGTTTTATTTCCATTCAAGGCTGCTTTCTATGGCATTCAATTAGGTCTTCAAGAAGCTGCATTGGCATGGGAACAATCATTCTTTGGTGGAAAAGATCAAGAAACAATTGATGAATTAAATGCAAAAATACTTGAATCAAAAGCAAACTTGACAGAAGTTGTTGATGAAGTGGTTGATGCTGGTAAATCAATCAAAGACAATCTTGGTGAAGCATTGACTGAAATTGGATCAGTTGTGTCCATAGCATCAGAAACAGCAACAGAGGGCATCAAAGAAATTTCAATTGCTGGTGCAATAGCAACTGGAACTGCACTTGCAGATGCAAAGAAGAATGAAGAACTTCTTGAAGTATTAAGGGCAAAACAACAATTGCAAAGTCAACTCGAAGCAGAACAACAAAGACAAATCAGAGATGATGTCAGACTTACATTTGAAGAAAGAATTTCAGCAAACATTGAACTTGGAAAAATACTTGAAGAACAGACTGCAAAAGAAAAAGCAATTGTTGATGAAAAAGTAAGAATTGCAGAACTTGAACTTTCAACAAATAAAACATCAGTTGAATTACAAACAGCATATCAACAAGCACTTCTTGAACAGATTGATATTGATGAAAGAATTGCTGGTCAAAAGTCGGAGCAATTAACAAATGAAGCTGCTCTTGCTGATGAATTAAAGACTTCAAAAGAAGAACTTGCACTTGCAACAATTGGAGAAAGGGAACAAGAACTTCTTGCACTTCAACAAGATTATGATGCAAAAGTAGAACTTGCAAGAAAATCTGGTGAAGACATTTTTGAATTGACCAAACAATACAATGACTTAGTTCAGCAATCAAATGACAAATTTGCTGAAGAAGACTTGAAGACAGCTGAAGATTTAGCAAAAGCAAAAGAAGATGCAAGAAAGCAAGATGTTCAAATGTTGTCAGACACAATTGGAATGGCTGGAGATCTATTTGAAGAGGGTTCAGCAGCATCAAAAGCAACTGGAATTGCAACAGCAACAATCAACACTTGGACTGGTGTGACTGAAGCTTTAAAATTACCACCACCAATTTCTTACATTCAAGCTGGATTGACTTTGGCAGCTGGATTGAAAGCTGTCAAAAACATCACATCAGTAAAAACCAAAAAGCCAGTAAGCGCAAAAGTTCCAAGTGGGGGTTCACTTCCATCTGGTGGATCAGTTGGTGGTGCTGAGTCACTTACAGACTTGTCTGGACTTCCATCAATTACAGAGCAATTCAATAGTCAGTTTGGACAAGAAACACCACCAGTTCAAGCGTATGTGGTAGAACAACAAGTGACAAATTCACAACAAATAAACACAATGATTCAACAAAAAGCAACACTTTAAAAACAAGAACAAATGACTAAAATTGTAGAGCTGATAATATCAGAAGAAGAAAAAGAAGATCAAGATGGTGTCTTCGCTATATCATTGGTTGAAGATCCTGCCATTGATGAATATTGGGTTGCATTAAATAAGCAACAAAAGGATTTGAAATTTGCAAAGATAGATGAAGAAAAAAGACTTCTGATTGCACCAGCACTTGTTCCAAATAAACAGATCTTCAGATTGGATGATGATGGTTCTGATTATCATGTTTACTTTTCAAAAGACACAATCAAAAAGTGTTCTGAATTATACATGAAAAGAAATCATCTGCAATCTGCAACACTTGAACATGAATCAAAAATTGATGGAATTTGTGTTGTTGAATCTTGGATCAAAGAATTTTCAATTGATAAATCTGTAAAATATGGATTTGAACATTGTCCAGTTGGAACATGGTTTGTCACAATGAAAGTTGACAATGATGAAATATGGAACAAAGTGAAAGATGGTGAAATTCTTGGATTTAGTATTGAAGGCTTCTTTACGGATAAGATGCAAGAATTAAGTTCAAAATCATTAAGTCAAGAAGATTTGAAATTGAATGAAATTTCAACAATGATCAAAGAAGAAGAATCAACTTATCTTGCTGCTTATCCTTGGGATGAATGTATTGCTGATCAAATGGCTGAATATGGTAATGAAGAAACTGCAAACAAGATTTGTGCTGCTATTAAAAACAGAACAATTGCTAATTCAGTCATCCCAAAAGCAAGGGCAATTTTAAGCGAAAGGAAAAAACGCAAATAAAATCTTTTAACTACTGGAAAATAAAAACAAAAAATGGAAAACCTTTACAACAAAATGAAAGAACTTCTTGGTAATAAAGAAGAACTTTCTGAAGAAGTTAAAATGATGGCTGAAGCATTTCTTGTTGACGGAACTAAAATTGCAACTGATTCTGATTCATTTGAAAAGGGTTCACTTGTCTTTGTATTAGGCGAAGATGATGAAAAAATGGCATTGCCATCTGGAACTTATGAATTGCAAGATGGTGGTGTTTTGGAAGTTGTCGATGGTGAAGTGACAGACATGAAGACAGAATCTGATTCTGAAGAAACTGTTGAAGAAGAAATGTCAGCTGAAGAAGTTGTTGAAAAAACAACTGAAAAAGAAGAACTTGATTTGTCAACTTACATGACAAAAGAAGATGGTTTTGAATTAGGCAAGTTGATCACAGAAGCAGTTGAATTGAAGATTGCTGAAAAACTTGCTGAAATGACAGAAGCACACAACACAGAACTTGAAAAAGTAAAGAAGTTGTCTGCACAAAAATCATTTAAGCACACACCAAAATCACACAAACGTGAAGAAGTGAAAATTGCTTTGACTTCTGAAGATAGAATTTTACAAATTTTTAACAAAACAAAAAACAAATAAGATGGCAAATCCATTAAATCCTACATCAACTTATGCTGGTGATTTAGCATTACCATACATCCATGCTGCTGTAATATCTGCACCAACCTTACATGGTGGTAATATTACATTGTTAGATGGAATAAGATACAAAGCAATCATTCCAAGAATGTCATTTGGAACTGGTGCAGATTCATTGATAAAAGGTGGAGCATGTGACTTTGATGTTACTGCAACAACTACACTTGAAGAAGCTTCTTTGGACATCACAGACCAAATGGTCAACTTACAACTTTGTAAGCGTGAATTCCGTACATGGTGGCAAGGTGATGCTTACTCAATTAATTCTGGTGTTCCAGATGATTATGCTGATGCAATACTTTTATATGTTGCAAAATTTGTGCAAGCAGATATTGAAAACAATATTTGGATGGGTGACACAGCTGGAGCAGTATATACTGCTTTTAATGGTTTCAAAAAGAAAGCAGCTGCTGGAGGTGCACCAACTGCACTTGTAAATGCAATCGATGCTTCTGCAACAGTTCTTGCAGGTCTTCAAGAAATGATCACAGCATTGCCAGCTGGAATTGTTGGTGACTTTGAGAATACAAATTTATATGTGAATCCAGTTACTATTTCAGCTTACAACTTAGCAGTTGGACAGACTGGTGATGGTTACAATCAAGCAGTAGCTGGTGCACCACAGACTAAATTCTTAGGATACAAACTTGTTTCTTGTAATGGAATCGCTTCTGGTGAAGGATTTGTTGCAAACAAGAACAATGTGTTTGTTGGTATTGGAACAGCTGATTCAGATTCAATGGCACAAGCAATTGATATGACACCACTTGATGGTTCTGACAATTACAGAATCACAATGAGGTTTGGAGTAGGTACTGCAATTGGAGTAGTTGCAGACACAGTTTGGTTCGTATAAACAATTGAAAATGGAAAGGCTATTGACTTAGTCTTTCCCTTTCTTTGTTTTATTAATATATAAAAGAAAAAAAATGGCTGGATGTACAATAAGCTCTGGAAGGGGTTATTTCTGTCAAGGACAAGTTGGAGGTATAAAGAAAGTATTTCTTGCAAACTATTATGATGCAGAATCAATCATTGATGTGACATCAGATCCATTGACTGGTATTGTTAGTGATATAACAACAAAGGGTGCTGGATCTTTAAATTTCTACGAATTTGATTTAGACAGACAATTATCTTCATTCAATCAGACAATTTTGACTGGTAAAGGTGGAGCAGTTGCATATCAAACAGACTTGGATTTGCACATGTCACATGATTCAGAAGAATCTTGGGCAAGGATGCAGAAGGTTGTTGAGGGATTATGGCAAATAATTGTTCTGGATAACAATGGAGTTTATTATTTGTTAGGTGTTGAAAATGGTGTTGAATTATCTGGTGGAACTTATGCACACGGAGGTGATGTTGCATATGGTGACTATGTTGGATATGTATTGCAAATGACTGGTGCAGAACCAGTTCCAGCATACAATTGTTCTTCAACCACAAGTCCAATGAAAGCTTGGGCAAGTGGAACATTAGTTCAAGATGCAGCACAATACAAAGATCCACAAGTATAGTTTTGATTTTGGTTAATCAGTAAAAAGGGTGGTGGTTAATTCCATCACCTTTTTTTTATATCTTTAGACTATGAAAATAAAAAAAGAATGGCTGAACAAAGTCATTATAAAAGGATCAGTCAGAATATATCTTTCAGAAGTTGTTGAAGATCGGGTGATGGATTACTTAAAATTAAATCATCCCAATTATTTAGAACCAATTAAAAAGAAGAAGAAGAATGTTGCATCTGAAAAGTAGTAATGGGTTTGAAAATATTGTTTCTTTAGATGTTTATTCATCGGTTTATTCCAATACAATTGGAGATGATCAATTCACACCAAACTTTAATTCAGATTACACACCTAATTCTTACTATATTAGATTAATTGAACAAACAACACAAAAAGAATATTGGTCTTTGTTGAAAAGCATGGGAAACAACTTTCCAAGAAGCAGACAATTTTCTTTTTATTTAGATGATCATGTTGAAGAATTTCACATCAACATCAACACAACTGGTTTATTTGATTATGAAATATATTTTGGAAATGCACTTGCAACAAACAAAGATGATTCTGTAATTGCTGGACTTGTGACAAATGGAATTGCACTTGTTCACAATGACAATTGGACAAATGACTATTTCCAGAATGCTCCGTCTGGAGTTGATGAATTAATAATACCAACAACAATTTCTTACAATGGATAAACAAGCATTCAATCTGTCAGCAATGGGACAATCCTATTCACTTACAGACAGTCAAGAAATAGTGAAAAAAGGATCTGATTTCATTTGGTATGGAGCAGATAACTTGTTTCCACAACACACAATTGGATTGTATCAAAATTCTGCAACACAAAATGCATTAGTGAATTCAATTTCATCATGGATCTATGGTGGTGGAATTGATGCACATAACAAAGAAGAACATCCCGAAGATTGGGCAAGATTCAATTCATTGATCAACACAAAGATTGGAAAGAATGACATTCAATTGATGTGTACAGATTTGAAATTGCATGGTGGTTTCTACATTTCAATGTCTTATTCATTAGATAGGGAATCAATTGTGGACTTGGAAGTTCTTCCTTATGAAACAATAAGAAGTGGACACACAGATGAAGATGGTGAAGTTGATTGGTATTACCACAGCCATAACTGGCAAGACGGAAAACGTGCAAAATACACAGAATTAAAATCTTTTGATCCATCAGCAAAAGCAACTTATCCAAATCAAGTTCTTTGTGTGAAAATGAATTCAGTTGGTTCTTATTATTATCCAAAACCAGATTGGATTGGTGCTTGGAATTACATTGAACTTGATGTGAATGTTGCACAATTCCATCTTAGTCAAATTGAAAATGGTCTTGCACCAAGTTTCATTGTAAACTTTGCAAATGGTATTCCAGCAAGGGAAAAACGTGAAGAAATAAAAAGAACAATTGAAGCTGAACTTGGTGGTTCTGCAAATGCTGGAAAGTTTCTTTGTACATTTTCTGATGGCAGAGATACAACACCAGAAATCACAGCTATTCCATTAAGTGATGCAGACAAGCAATATGAATTTCTAAGTAAAGAAATCACAAACAAGATCATGGTTGGAAACAGAGTTGTTTCACCAAGATTGTTTGGTGTGAATGCTGATGGTGGTGGACTTGGAAACAATGCTGAAGAACTTCAAGTGGCTTCAGCCTTATTTGAACAGACAGTTGTTGATCCTTTCAGAGATATAATCACAGACGCATTGAATATTGTGATGGCTGAAGATGGAATGAATCTTCAATTGTTCTTTGAACCATTTGATTTGTTCAAGACTGAATTTACCAATACAGAAGAAGAAGTTGTTCGTGATGAAGTTGTCACAGATGTGATTCCAAATGCAGATGCAACAATTTCAGAAGAAGTTGGTGGTGTTGTTGAAGAAGCAGAAACTGAAAAAGTGGATGCTTCATACAATGGTGCGCAAATTAGTTCAGCAATTGATATTGTTGCAAAGGTTCAAGAAGGTGTTTTGACATCAGAGCAAGCAGTTGTCTTTTTAGTTCAGTTCTTGCAATTACCTTTGGATGTCGCAGAAGGTTTCTTTTCTGGATCTGGTGAACAACTACTTCAAACAATGTCAGCAAAAAAAAAAGATAAAAGACCATTTTTAAGTGATGAACATGGAAGTTTACTTTTGTCTAAATTGGAACTTTGTGCTGAAAAGAATGATGATGATGTTTGGGAATTACTGGTTGAAGATAAAATTGAATCGAAAAAAGACTTAAAGACCTTTGCAAAATCAAACAAGATGCCGACAAAATCAATGGCTGATGCAGATAAGAAATCAGATTTTGGTGATGTTGGACTTTACAAAGTTAGATATTCATATCAGAAGACAAGCAATGTACCAAATAAAGACGGAAATAAGTCAAGGGAATTCTGTGACAAAATGATCAACTGGTCAAAAACTGGTTTGGAATGGAGGCAAGAAGATATTGTTGCAATGTCTGAAGCAAGTGTGAATGGATCATTTGCTGAAAAGGGACAATCTTCTTATGATTTATTTTTACATTCTGGAGGTTGCTATTGTAGACATGGATGGTTAAGAAGAATCTATTTCAGAAAGACAGATTCCAGAGGTAGATTTTTACCAAACAAAGGAATGACAAATGAATCAAGGGTTGGAAATAATCCATTCATTGTTCAGAAAGGATCAGAATCAATTGCACCTTATGACACACCAAATCACGGAAAAATTAATCCACCCTTTATGAAATCTTAAATTATGGGATTACAAGCACAAGTCATTTATATTGATGAATCTTATATCAAAGCTTATTCACATCTTGATGCTTCAGTTGATGCAAAAGATTTGCTTCCATCAATTATTCAAGCACAAGATTCACAGATCCAACCAATTCTTGGAACAGATTTATTCAATGCCTTAAAGACACAAATAACAGCTGGAACAGTTGCTGGAAATTATGATCTTTTATTGAATGATTATGTAAGAATGGCAACATTGAAATGGACTTTGGTTCACTTCTATCCATATCTTCAAGGAAAGATTCTGAATGGAACTATTGGATCAAGGAATGTGGACAATATTACAGCACTTTCACAAGCTGAAGTGATGCGAATGGTTGACATTGAAAGAAGCAATGCACAATTTTACACAGAAAGATTGATTTCATATCTTCAAAACAATGGATCTTTGTTTCCAGAATACAATTCAAATAGTGGTGCTGACATGAATCCAGAAACACAGACCTATTCAGAGGGTGGATTGACAATATCTGGATCAAGCAGAGGAAATAATAGACTGGCAAACTGGAATTGTTGTGGCTGGTAGATTAAAGGGTTGCAAAAGCAATCAAGAAAAGAAGCAAATCAACAAGAAGTTGTTGGAAATTTATCTGAAAAAAAGAAATGAAAAGCACCTTAAATGAATTAGCAAGTTTTAACACAGTCAATGTTTGTGCAATATCAGTTCCATTGATGGATGTTGAAAGTGTTTTGACGATACTTGTCTTGTGTTCTGTGTTAGTTTACAACATTAAAAAGATAATGTCTAAGAATGACTAAAATGAAACACTTTATAAAAGAAGAATTCACTTGTGATGGTGTTAATTGTTTTGATAAAATGAATCCAAAACTTTTGAAGATGTTGGATGATGCAAGGGAATTTGCAGACACACCATTTACAATCACATCTTCTTGGAGATCCAGATTTTACAATATGGAGGTTGGTGGAAAACCTAATTCAGCTCATCTAAGAGGTACAGCAGTTGATATTGCTTGTATGTCATCACATCAAAGAATGATTATATTACACGCCTTATTAGATGCTGGATTCACAAGAATAGGAATTGCAAAAACTTTCATTCATGCTGATTGTGACATTGAATTGCCACAAGAAGTGATGTGGTTATATTAAAAAAACAAAAAAAAATG